ATCTAAGACATTATACCAGAATTGTATTACTGGTAGACCATGTCCTTCCCTGTATGTAGTTTCAACATTTGATTAGAATGTGATACATTACAAAGATAAACTGACTTCCTTTCGTTCTCGTCCCGTCTTTCCACTGCTAGCAAAGTTTTTACCCCAAATTGATGTAAAGTTTTATACAAACTCGCACAATAAGGGTCTAGTATGTGGATATGACTTCGTTACCGAAAGCCGTGCCATTTCAGGCACGGGCTAGGGATTAGTTCCGGGTATCATACCGAAACGTCCCACCCGTCGTAAAGTAGTTTATCTTAGGAGGATATTCATGGGTACACAAATACAACCTAGTCTAATAGATGATCATTGTCCATTAGACGAGCCAGAGACCGTTCTTCTCGATGTTAACACCGATTCAAGACTCTAACCCTCTCCCGCTCCTCGAACCAACAAGAATTGTATGGGCCTAAAGACCACTTCTTGTTCCACTGCACCTTCAACTTAATTCTAAGAAAAGATAGAGAATTTGTGATTAACTCTGAGCGCGTTGATTTATAAACGCCCCATGAGTTCCTCAAGTCTTTCTCTCCTTCTAGAGTTATCCATTCATTAATAAAATCTTCGGGGAATCTCTCCATCACGTACTTAAGAAATTTTGTGTAGCTACCCTTTACAGGTACTGGACAAAATTTCTCGAATGCGACGGATCGAAACTCGAAGTATTTTTGAGTCACATAGGGAACATCAGTTCCTCCATTGTAGACATTTAATGTTTGGATATCTTTATGAAAAGAAGAATAACAGACTAAGGCACTCGATCTGAGTTTCTCGTAATCTCTTATATCCATCTTAGAACAATCTTCCTTACCCTTCCCTCTACCGACAACGAGACCATAATTTAAATAATTTACAGCGAGAACTTCTCTAACGAAGTACTCGTCTGAATTAGGCTTAATTAAGGTCTTAACTCGGAATAAAACGGAATTAATTTGGCATAAACTCGACGAAAATAAATTCTTTCCCAGTGAAGGTAACAACCCGTTTCGGGCTGTCTCCTCACACCAGTAAGAATATTCATCTCGTGTACAAGCGAACAGGATATCATCCCCGTTCACTAGCACTCTTGGTGGAGTTTTCTTCATCTTAAAGTAGCAGTACTTGAAGACGATATAATTGGCCAGACATAATACTATAAATGAGATGACATGTCCCATTAATTGTCCGTTTTTTTGAGTGGAATTAAAACATGATAGATCTTGCTCTTTGAATAATTCTGACCATAATGAATCCTTTAAGTTAAACTTATCAGGATAAATTATGTTGGCTCCACAGAATGTTTCAAGTAGCTTGTCAAAGTCTATTTGCTTCATGTTTTGGAAAAGGAATCTGAGAATCAAGTTAGACCAACTTTTGTTGATCTTGTCCGTTGCTTGGCTAAAATCACCACTATTAAAACCCTTATGGGAGTCCCAAGATTGGGACATCCATATGATGTCCTCTTCGGACACCGGACGGGCTATTAAATTAAATGACCGATGTTTCTGCAGTTTTTCCCAAAGGAATTTCTGAGATTCGGTATATCTAATATAATCGCCTTCACCAGGTTTAGTGATGATTCGTGCTTTGCAAGGCTCCAAGACGACACAAGGAGCTACCCGGGCTTTTTCAGAAACATTGAAATAAGAGAAACATTCATCATCAGATAATATACCATATTGTGGTATAATCTCACGGTAGCGAGTTAAAATAACTCCTCCAATATGAGATCTAATGATTGTTTCTTTTTCAATGAATCCAAGAAATTCGGGATGTTCCAAGTTAAACTTGATTGCATCAGAATCCAAGATTGTTCTCTTCACTAATCCTAATTGCCCCCCGATCGCTCGAGGACCATCAACAACAGACTTATTCGAAAGTGATCCTATTCTAGGTTTACTAGATAGTGTCCCTTCTGGAACAATCAGATCTGAGAATTCTTTTTCAAGAATTCTTAGCCCAAATCTGAGAGCTCTCGAATCGAGTGTTGGTGGTTCTTCACACAGAGCCTTTGAGTGCTTCTGTAGAGATGCTACGACTGCATGAGGTCGTATAGGTAACAAAGACTTTTTGAGTCCTTGAAATAGTGAATAGATAAAGTTGAGATCCTTCATCCGGTTTGCTCGCAAACTAGCTCTATTTCTTTTAAGCCTAAGGTACAAATTCCTTGGAAAGATCGATCGTATAACGATTCGAGGTTTTTCTGGAGTTCCAGTACGTAATTCATTATCAAAAATCTCATTTATGAGATATTTGAAATTAGAATTAAGGTTGTCAAAAAAAGATGAGAGGAGCAGCGAGTCATAAACTCGTTCCTTCTGACTTTGAGGAAAGTCTAGATGATAACTATCTAGGAAAAGAGTAATCTTTTCTAGGTAATCATCTGCTTCCGCTATTATAATTGACAAGACGTTTGACACCTGTCGGTAGATATTATCTGCTAAAAAGGTGTGGGACTTCTTGTTGTTATCAATTATATAAGTTAAAGGAATGAGCTGTAAACAAGGTTTAGGATCATATGGTACAAGGGCGAGATCTATTTTAAAATCAAAATAGTTCGCCCAGGCGGTTCGAAGAGCTAACGAAAGTTCATCAGCACCCACATCAAAATCATTAAAGGAACTGTCAAAAGTACCTAATTGGATTAATTTGTGGACTGTGCTAGTAAACTCGCGGGAAATAGAGACTGAATCGGCTTCGTTTTCGTACTTTATGTCAGTCGCTAGCCTTACCAAGGCTGCCTCGATATAAGTAAGTACACTC